GAATGGGTGAGGTTAAGATGGCAAACTACAATACTTGTTAATATGGAACTACCTAAAGGCAAGAAGATTAAGGCTACTGAACTTTTAGAGTTAGATTGCGATAAGAGGAATAGAAAGAAGAATGTTAAGATAATGACTAACGAAGAGTTAGAAGAGGTACTAAAAAAATACGAAAATATTAAACCAGTATAATAATGGCGAATAACGAAGGTGTTGATATTATAATTAAAGCCACAGACCAATATAGTAAGACAATTACAAATATTAGGGCTGAAAATGAATTGTTCGGACAAGGTGTAAAAACCCTACAAAAAGAAATATCTACTCTACAAAAGTATATGGTTTCTTTGAAGGTTAATGGATTCGATACAGCAAGTAATGGCTTTAAAATATTAGAAGATAAACTAACAGCCTTAAACACCAAGCTACAAGAAACTAAAAATGCCGCTAAAGGAGCAGAAGGTGCTATTGGTGGAAGTAGCTCAAATTTAAAAAAATCAAGTCAAAGTTGGCAAAGCCTTTCATTAGTTGTTCAAGATTTACCTTATGGTTTTAGAGGTATTCAAAATAACCTACCAGCATTAGTAGGTAGTTTTGCCGCTGCTACTGGGCCTATTTATTTTGGTTTCTCGGCATTGATTGCTATTACTACAGCTTATGAAAAAGAGATAGTTCAATTAATATATGGTATTGACGCTGCAGCTATAGCAAATAAGAAGATGAATGAAGCTGTAGCACAAAACATTGGTCAAGCACAATCTCAGATTGCAACTGACCAGGCTTTATTAAATATTATTAATGATACTACTAAAAGTACAAAAGAGAGAACAAGAGCCTTAAATCAATTAAAAGAAAAATACAAAGGTAATCTTGAACTACAAGCCTTAGATATAACCGATGGTACGAAATTAGCAGGTGTTTACAATAAAATATCTGATGCTTTATTAAGAAAAGCAAGGGCAACAGCTTATGCTAATTTAATAGCTGAAGAAGAAGCAAAAGTATTTAAGTTACAAAATCAAGAGGGTGCAGATGTTGTAAAAAGTTTAGGTTTTGTTGGAACTACTCTTGCAATTGTTTCAGCTGGAACTTCTGGACTTGCTGCTTCTACAAATGTGGTAACGGCTGCTTTTGCTAACCAATCAAAAGAAATAGGTCAAGCTAATAAAAATATAGCTATTTATAAAAAGCAATTAAACGAGACTACTGATGCTCAAATTGCAAATAATGATGCTGGTGCATTAGATAATAGTGCTCCTGGAAATGGGCCTAAATCTGCAAAAGGGCCTAAATCTACATTTTCTAATAATCTTGAAAAGAAGGCACAAGAAGAATATAATTTTTATAAGGATAGCATATTTAGAGCAGAAGAGTATTTTGTTAAATTAAATAATTTACAAAAGTATAATGCCTTAGAAGAAGCTATTATAAAAGGTGCAAGTTCTGAAGAACTTATTACAATAGAAAAGACTTATGAGCAAAAATATTTAAACTTCTTAAAAGATTTAGAGAATAAAAAATTTGCGATAAGACAACAAAGCGAACAAAGGCAAAAACAATTAACAGATTCTGCTAATAAAGAAAAATTAGATGGACAACTTCTTTATACTAATAATTACATTAAAACATTAGATGCACAATTAAAAGCTGAATTAAGACTTCATAAGGGTAATGTAACTTTCCAACAAGAAGATATTAAGAATAAGATTAATCAGTTAAAATTTGCTCAAATATTTGCTGCTGGTAATGTTAAAGCTACAGAACAAATTAATGCAGCTTTACTGCAATTAAATGGTACATTAACTGGAGTTGGTACAAACTGGGCAAATACAGCAAATAAGATTTTATCTATAACTAATGACTTTTTAATAAACTCATTTACTTCACTTGGAGAATCTATAGGTAAGGCATTAGGAGGAGAAAAGGTTCAACCATTTGTGGCATTAGCTGAATTGTTAGCAAGTTCTTTAATAGATTTAGGTAAGGCGTTAATTAGCTTTGCAATATTAGAAGGATTAGCCTTGACAGCACTTAAAGACCCAACTAAATGGCCTTTAGCTTTAGCTGCTGGTATTGCGGCAGTTGCTGCTGGTTCTTTATTAAAGGCTAAATTAGGCAAGGATAAAACACAAAAGTTTGCTAATGGTGGTATTATATCTGGCCCTACTATGGGTCTTATGGGTGAATATCCTGGTGCAGCATCTAATCCAGAGGTTGTAGCTCCTTTAGATAAGTTACAATCATTAATTGGAGGTTCTGGAGGAACGCTTGAAACAAGGATAAGTGGTAATGACTTAGTAATTTTGATGAATAAAGCAAATAGAAACAATAACAACACATTCTAACAATGGCATTTATAAACCCAAAATATGAATTAATATTTACTGACGTATTTCAACCATCGATTGGTAATTTTGATGCTTATAGAATGCGAATATGGAAAGATGGATATAATGGAGCTACATACAATATGACTTGTAGTGAAACTCCAATTATGATTGAGACTTCGGAGTCTAATGGTAATTCATATAATCCAATTATAGCAACAAGAGCAACTGTAAATATTATTGAGTTTACTAATTTTAACATTAATGAGTTTCTTCAAGCTGATGACAATGACTTTATGTTAACATTAGAAAAAGGAACAAATACTGGTAGTTATACATGGACAACAACTATATGGAGAGGATTTTTTGTTCCAGTAGAATCTATACAATTTGGGGTAGTTGGTCTTAATAAATACGAATTAGTATTTATAGATGGATTGGCAAAAATGAAGGAGTCAAGATATTTTTATGATGGTTCTAATGGTGTTGGATTTAGCCCAAGAGAAACTGAATCTATAAAAGACTTAATAGTATCTTGCTTATCATACACAGACCAAACTATTAATGTATGGATAAATGAATATTATAAGACTTCAAGTGTTGCAAGTAGGAATATAGACAATATGTATTTGCGTAAAAACTATTTTCTTAAACAACCTGGAGAATATTATACATTCTATGAGATTTTAGAAGGTTTATGTAGAACTTTTGGATGGCAATGTTATTACTATGAAGATAAATGGATTATTCAAAGTTATGGTGCATTGACAAGAAATGCTACTATAACTTACTTTACTTATAATATTAATGGAGCATATTTATCTACGCAAACTCCATCTGCATTATCTACTATTACAGTAGATGCTACTAATGACTTTGTTCAAAGTAGTCAATCTTTACTTGTAAGTGTTAATAAAGCACAAAACTCATTATACAATAAAGCAATTATTGACAATAATAGGGGTCTACCTAATAATAGGTTTATATCATGGACTGGCGGTAATTTAGATGCTTTTGTAAATGCTGGTGTAACAGCAGTACAAAGTTTTGTACCATTAGGTGTAACAATTACCTCTTTTGACGCTTCACCTGGAGGTGGTTCTGATTATCTAAGAAATCAAAATCCTTTTGCTGTAAAAGCAGGTGATTATTTGAGTATTGAGTGGAAAGATGTATTTAATCCAGATACTTATGGTCAATACGCTGTTACAATATCTGATGGAAGTATAACTTATTATTTACAAGATAATGGTACATTTTTAACATCTCCAAACATATTACCAGATTGGAATAGTGTTTCTGCAACATGGCCAGACTATTCTATATGTCCTATTGATGGTGATATGTATTTAACAATTTATAATCCATATTTTAATGGTGCTGGTACTTCATTACAAACTGTAGAATATTTTATTATTCAACAATATTCTGTATCAAGTGATTCATTTAATTTTGATGGCATTAATTATGTAGCAAGTAAAGGATTTAAGTTTAATTCAGACAATACGGCTGACTTACAATTTGGATATTTTATTAATGTATATTTAAGGGATGCTATTGATTTTATAATAACTTATAATGATAAAGACCAAGTAGCTACAGATTATTTTATTGGTGCTTTTTTAAACTCTGACTTAATTAAGGTAAATGATGCTTTTGGAAGAGGAACAACTGGAAGTGATGAATTATTTAAGTTAGTTGGACAAGATATTGGTATTGATGAATTACAAACTCAATATACTATAGAAGGTCAATTTAAGAGTATAGGCTATTGGATTAATAGAAAATTTGCATATAATTTTGATGGAGCAAATACATATAGCTATTTATTAAAAGATTTTCAATGGGATGTTAAAAAAGCTATACAAAAAACAAAACTTGGCAAGATTAATTATAGTGGCACAAGTCTAACTTTAACTATTACAAATCAATTAAATTTAAAAAAGTAAAAAATGTCGATTACTCTTGGTAACAATATGGTTCTTTATCGTAATGCTGTATCTGCTGGTAATGCTTTTGGAGCATCTACAAACTGCACATTTACAGTTAATACATCTCAACTCGAAGTCACTACGGCTGCATCTGGTAATTTTATTCAAGTTTTACCAACAACTACTTCTTTTGAGATAACTGCTGATGGGTTTGTAACTATGTATGACATTGGTTATTATGAGCTACTATTAGCACAAAAAAATAGCACATTGTTAAATGTTAAGTTTCAGATTTTAAATCCAGGAGGAAATATTACTATAAACGCAGATGTATATATTACATCAATTAGCCTAACTGGCCCTGCTGAGGGTGCTGGTACATATTCAATCACATTACAAGGCACTGGGCCTTACGATTTCGTATAAAAATAAAAATATAATAAAATGGCACTTAACGGAACAAACGTAATTTTAGCTAAAAGTGGAACTGTATTTGCAGCTTCTACATCTTGCTCATTAGAGGTATCTTCAGACCAAATAGATATAACAAATAAATCTTCTGGATTTAGAAAGCAATATGCTTATGGATTTAAGTCTTTTAGCATTAGCTGTGAAGGTCTTATCACCTTAGAGAACTATGACTATTTTGATATGCTTACAGACCAAGAAAACAATACTCAGATTTCTGTGACTTTGACATTAGATAGCAGAGTATTTAGTGGTACTTGCAATATCGAATCTGTGTCAGTTGATGGCCCAGTAGAAGGGGTTGCTACTTATTCTGTAACATTACAAGGAACTGGAGATTATACTTTATCATAATATGAAACATCTTAGAGACTACTTACTTATTATTGGGTTCTTCTTTTTAGGCGTATTTGCCTATGAATCATGTCATAAAACTGATAAATTAGAGGATATTGACCTATCCAAGTACGAAAAAGTTAAAGAGGTACATGATACTGTGTACCAAAATACGTACAGAAATCGGTACATAAAAGGGGATTCTATCCCTTTTGTGATTATAGCTACAGATACGACTACTATTTACGATACAGTACGCATACTAAATGATTATAATGCAGTTGTAGCTTATACTGATACCATTAAGCAAGATTCTAATATCTTTGTGATTAATGATACCATCAGCCAAAATAGTATCAAATCGAGGTCTTTTGAGTCCAAGATTACCGAAAAAACCATCTATGTTAAGGAGTTTTATGCAGAGAAAGCTAAATATAGGCTTTTTTACGGCATAAGAGGCGATTTTAGCCAATCTAATGGCTTAGAAGTACTAAGTCCTGGTTTGATGCTAAG